CATTGATACCAACAAAGACTAGAAAAGCAAGAAAGAATAATCCTCCAATTGCCAAACCAATTTCTAGTTGTTCTTGTTCTTTTTCTTTAGCCTTCTTCTCTGCATACTTCAAGGCACTCAACTCTCTGGCATCATCCAAATCCATCTGTGCTTGACGAGCCTTTATTTTCTGCCATACGTCAATCTTTCCAGATTGCATAAAGAGCATTTTTAACTCCTCCTCAAATGCTCTAGCTTGTTCAAGAGCCATCTCAATCTGGAGAGCAGTCCCCATGTTTGAGCCTTTGCCCTTCTTAGTCTCAATCAATGCCTTGGTTGCGGTTGACTTGGCATCAAACATCTTGCCAATCATGGGCGCAAGTGAGCCTAAGTCATTGGCAACCTTACTTGCCTTCTTGACCATCGAAATAGCATTTTGTATCCCTGCTAGGGCTGTTAGAGGGTCTATCATCTCTTATCTACCTTTTGCCATTCAAGACACACAACCTTTCGGTTGTAAACATCACCTGTCCATGCCCATCTGACACAACGATATTCAGTTTTATCTTTGCTAGATGCTACCAATGTAAAAAGAATTGAAAGCACTATTAGCCATCTCACGGCATAGCCCAAAGAATGACATGACCACAGAACATGACAAAACAAAAGAGAAAGGCTAGAGCCACAATAGCTTCTAGCCAATCCATCATTTTTTAATCCATGTTTGCCAGATAGCACCAGCCGCCATGATTAACCCACCCACCCACAGAATAGGCTTGGCAGCAGAAGCCACCCATCCAAGCACTTTAAAAGCACCATCAAGAGCCTTTATAGCCTCCACAAGACCTTTTGTATTCCTGTCTATGTCATCTACCTTGGCTTCAACTGCAAGCAGTCTCTCGTAGATTTGACTATGGGTGACTTCGTTTTCCATGATTAGGCATTTCTAGCCGCTTCAGCCGCAGCCTGTGCCGCTTGATAAGCCGCAATAACTTCCGCTGTCCAGACTGTATTGCAAATAGCCACTACGTTAGCGGGAACGCCTGTCAGGTCTTGTGCGGGTGTAAGGCTTGAACGATGGTAGGTTTGGCTAATTTGATTGCCATCTTCCATGACTCTTGTAGCCTCACGATAGAGAACTATGCCGTTCTCTTGAACAGTAATTTGGTCAACGACAGTTTGTTTAGTTAATGCCATGATAATTTCCTTTAGTTAAGTTTCCGACTACATCAATCCAATGTAGTTAATTAAGAGGGTTGATAAAAATAACTGGCTGCAAATTCGCAACTTCCTTGTAAATCACTAACTAGTAAAGTTGTCTGCGCACCGCCTGCTGATGTTCTTTTATACACATTTAAAGATGCTCCAGCGTTTATATTGGTTACTACTTCTGGATTGTTTCCACTTACAAAAGTATTTGCGTTTGAAACGGCTCCAGCACCTCTATTATTTACAGATGCAACTGCGCTATATGGCAATCCGCTAATAGTCAATTGTCCAGACGCTGTTCCAACAACTAAACTGTTAATTTGTATCATGAACGAAACAGTTACAGTATTTCCAATTTTTGTGTATCGACCTTCACGAGCACCATAACTAACACTGGTAAAAGAACCGCTTGTTGGTACATATGTAGGTGTCCAAGTCCCTTCCTCATAGTCATCTAGCGTATTAGCGTTTGATGATGCTGCTTGAGTTGCGGGGAATGTAATACCACTTGCATCTGATGGAATACGCAAGCGTTCTGTTGCATTAGTTGAAAAAATAATTGCATCGCCAGTATTGTTACAAAACAGTTCTAAATCAGAATCTGTTTTTAACGAAACTTTGTTTGTAGAATGAGTTATGTAAAAAGAACCAGTAGTTGCATCTGAAAAATGACCACTTGTTGCACCCCAAGTTGCAAGAGTTACTGCGCCACGAACACCAAATTTTCCAAAACTAGATGGTGTAGTTGTCCCAATTCCAACATTACCTGTGTTGTAGTAAATATCAGAACCAGTAGTTGTCCATTGGCTTGAGCCACCAGATGCAGTAGCCCATGACAAAGTGCCAGAGCCATTGGTTGACAATACTTGTGCGCTAGTTCCATCAGCCGCAGGGAGTGTCCAAGTTACATTGGTAGCAATCGTATCTGGTGCTTTAAATGACACATAGTTAGTGCCATTGTCAGTATCTTCATACAGTTTGATGTTAGAACCTGCTGTAGAAGTACCTGCAACATCCACAGAGCCTGTGAAAGTAGCACCACCAGTATCACTCAATGTTGCACCAGTAGAGTTCTGAACTAACTTACCTGTTGTGCCATCAAAGCGAGTGAAAGCGTTATCTGTAGAAGATGCAGGGCCGACAACATCACCTGACCCGCCTCCACCGCCAGATGCAGCGATAGTGATAGCACCCGCAGAATTGGTAATCGTGACGTTTGTTCCCGCAGTCAAAGTGGCTTTAGTTAATGTATTTCCAGTAGAGTTACCAATTAACAACTGACCATCTGTGTAAGAAGTCTGTCCTGTACCACCATTGGCAACAGGCAAAGTACCTGTTACACCAGTAGTCAAAGGAAGACCAGTTAAATTGGTAGCAGTTCCACCAGAGGGTGTACCCAAAGCACCGCCATTAACAACAGCAGCACCCGCAGAACCTACGTTTACAGCCAAGGCAGTAGCAACACCAGTTCCCAAGCCTGATACGCCAGTTGAAATTGGTAAGCCAGTTAAGTTAGTAGCAGTACCGCTTGATGGAGTACCAAGCACACCACCATTAACCAAAGGTGCGCCAGCAGAGCCTACATTGACCGCTAAAGCCGTTGCTACACCTGTTCCTAGACCAGACACACCAGTAGAGATTGGAAGCCCTGTAGCGTTGGTTAAAGTTGCGCTAGTGGGTGTTCCAAGGATAGGAGTTACTAGAGTAGGAGAGGTAGCAAATACGTTTGCACCTGTTCCTGTTTCATCTGTCAAAGCAGCCAAAAGGTTAGCTGATGTGAATGAACCAAGGGATGTAGCATTGCCTACAGAAGTAATAGCACCAGTAAGGTTAGCGTTAGTGGTTACATTACCTGCTGTCAGACCAGCCGCAGTTCCTGTAATGTTAGTTCCTACCAAAGCAGATGGTGTTCCCAATGCAGGGGTAACCAATGTTGGGCTAGTTGCAAAGACAGCAGAGCCAGTTCCAGTTTCGTCAGTTAATGCGCCAAGCAATTGGGCAGAAGTAAATGAACCCAAAGACGTTGCATTTCCAACAGAAGTAACTGCGCCTGTTAAGTTAGCATTTGTCGTGACGTTGCCAGCAGTTAAGCCAGATGCCGTTCCTGTGATATTTGTGCCAACCAATGCGGATGGTGTACCCAAAGCAGGTGTCACCAAAGTAGGTGAGTTTGACAATACATTATTACCAGTACCTGTGGAAGTGGTTACACCAGTACCACCTTGAGCAACTGTCAAAGCTGTTGTAAGACCAGTAATAGAAGTAATATCGCTGTTAGCACCACTAGCCGCAGCACCCAAATTAGTACGAGCATTGGCAGCAGTAGATGCACCAGTACCGCCATCAGCAACAGCTAAGTCTGTAATGCCTGTGATTGTTCCACCAGTAATAGTGGCAGACGATGATGTAATAGCACCAGAAACACCACCAGTAGCAGTTATAGACCCTGTAAGAGTGGATGTGCCAGCAACAGATAAGTTGCCGCCTACAGTTACGCTATCACCCGCAGAACCATCTTGAAAGTTCTTTAACTGAGCCATCAATGTACGGATAGCATTGTTGACTAAAGATGGGGCCATGCCCTCCGCTAAGTTAATACTGTTAATGTCAGTATTGTTGTTAGCGGTACTGCTGTATTCTGAAATCTTGGTCTTTGCCATGTTAATCCTTATTGCAAAAGTGAACGCAATGCTGCTGTAAATGGCTCTGCTACTGGTGTTAATTGTGAACCAATAAGACCGCTAGTAGATGCTTGAACTTCTTGTTCACGCTTCATTTTTTCCATTGCATTACGCAACATACGAATCTCATCACCACTACTAGCCCTGCTCATTAAGATTCTACCAATCTCATTACGAACAGGCTCTGGAACTCCAGTTCTTGTCATGTTGCCAGACAACATATTCATTAAAGAACCAATGTCCATTGTTTTGGCAGCAGAAGCTACATTTACTGTGTCTTTAAGATTCTCAAGGTTTACATCTTCCATACGAGCCTCACGCCCCGCAGTACCAGAACCTCTGCCAACAGATTGAATTTCTTTCTTACGAGACTCTGCTGCTACTGTAGATGCAAACTCACGGAAAGCACGTTCACTTGGGAAAATCTCTTTTAAACGCTCTTGTGTAGCTGGCTCTTTCCACATATTGAGTAAACGAGTTTGACCTGCCTGTGTACCAGCTAAGTCACGCAAACCTTCATAAGCACCTACACGGAATGATTCAAGTTCAGAATCACTCATGTCTTTTACAAAGGTACGAATAGTAGCTGCTGGTTTATTGATTACTGTCCGTCCTAGTTCAGCAGCACTAATCAATGCGCTTGGGCCAGCATACGCATCTCGTGCGCTTTTATATAAAGACTTGCCAGTTTCGCTATCCATTGTCATTTCATCAAGACGCTTTAAAAAATCTTGTTTTAATTTAACAACTGAACGACCAAACTCGTTAATCTCACCTCTGTCATTTACTGCTGTTTTGCTACTAATAATGTCATCAAGACCACGCTTGACTTTATCTAAGTCAGGCATTGCTACATCAGTAACGTTCTTCACATTTTTTAATGTAAAAGGCTCACGCAAACCAGTAGAAATCTTTTCAGCACGAGCAAATGCACCTAACTTTTTAGAAGCATCAAGAATCTGCTTTAAGTCATCATCAAGAGTAATGCTTACAGTTTTTAATTGTTCATACAAAGGAGTTGCTTCAACATCACGCTTTGTAATCAGTGATTCAACAGAATCAGCCAATCGTGCGCCAGTTGGAGATAATTGTGTTTCTGCTGCTTGAGCAAGCCTTCCACCACGTTGTGCTTGACGGCTACGAATTAACTCCTCAGTATAATTCTTTGTTCGTCCTGTAAGCGTAGCCATCGTGTCTAGCAAATCACGAGTGTTATATCCAGATGATTCAGCCAAAATAGCATCATCACCTAGCTTTGACATACGAGCAGCCACTTGGTCTGTCGTAGCACCATCACGTAACATTGCTTGTGCAACTCGCCTACGAGCCAAGTCAACAGATGATGTGCCAAAGTAATCACGCACACTCTCAGGAATTACACGCCCTGCTTGGCTTGTTATTGCTTGTTTAATAGGACGAACAGCCTTCATTCCTACTTCAGTAACACCACCAAGAACAGCACTTGTAGCACCTGTTTTAGCTGCCTCTACTGGTACGTCTTCTAGTTCTTTAGCTTCACCTGCGCCACCAACAATTCCAAAGCCTAGACCAGAACCGATAGAACGCAAGACAGGGCCAACATTAGGGGCAATGCTTCTTCCAAGGTTTAACATACCCAAAGGTAAAGATGCTACACCCTGAGATACAGCAGCACCAATTGGTTGTTCTTCTTTGTAGCTTTCTACACCAGAACGATAAATATCTCGTGCTTGTTGATAACCTTCAGATGGAGAGCGACCTTGAACCAAAGCAGCACCACCACCAACAAGACCTGCTAGTTCATCAGCAAAGCCAAGGGTAGGCCCTTGCAAGGCAGTCATGCCAAGACGAGTACCTTTTGACAAACCTTTGCCAGTAGTTTCTTCTTTGCTTACTTGCAAAGATGATGGAAGTTCTCTGTTATTCGCAAGGTATGCAGCCCTGATTTGCTCGATAGTAAATCCAGCGTCTATTGCATCTTGAACTCTTTGATTCTCATCCATGTTATCCACCTCCTCTTGGACGACCAAATCCTAAAATATCTTCTAGTTTTGGCTCTTTAAGGACACGCTCATAAGGATTCAAGATTGACGAATCTTCTCCACCCAATCTTATGTTCAACTTCCTATAAGCCTCTAAAGATGGTTGCAATTGTTTGTTTCTTTCAGTTGCAACGCCAGTAGCAATCTTTTTCAAGTTCTCTCGTTCTTCTGGTGTAAATGTTCCACCATCTTTAAATTTCTGTGCTGCCAATTTAATTTGAGTAGGAACTGAACGGCTACCAATAATTGCATTTATGTCGTTTGCTTGAACAGCACCAGACGAGTCATAAATCTTTGCAAGGTTATACAACATCGCACCATCGCCACTTGTATTTCCAGCTTTTGCTTGTTTAAAAGCATCATTAAAAGCACCAAGTCGATTAGAGACAATATCATCACCAGAGTTTTTAAGATAGCTTTCCCATTTACCCATTGTGTCTAATTGGGCTTTAGCTACTGCTGTTGGGTCTTTTAAATCTACTTGAACTTTAGGTGCTTTGAGTGATTCTTTTCTATCAATGTAAGCCTTAATCAATGCTCGTTCAGTAACAGTCATTGAATCAACTGGTGTGGTAATACCAAGGATTTGTCTTGCTTCTTTTACTTCTCCAGCAATATCTTCTTTTTCTTTCTTTGGTGCGCCTTGAGCAATAGTTTCAACTTTATTTGTAAACGGATTTACACGAACAAGACTTGCACCTTCAGCCAATGTAGTAGTCTCACCACCCATTGCTTTCTGAGATGCAATCAACTCAGTCAGGGCTTTACGTCCTTCTGGTGAAGCCATCAATTGTGGCATTGCTCGTTGCAAATCAAAGCCACCAGCAGTCATGCCTTCGCCTACTCGCTGACCCATCATGTCCTCACCATACATCTCTTGAGGCTTGGTTACAGCACCTTGGATAACACCTTGAATTCGTTGTTGTTCAGCTAGTTGTTGTTGCTCTAGCTTGCGCTTACGAATCATGTCAGCCAACTGGACATTCTGTAACTGGCTTTGCAATGTGTCTTGCATACCGCCTTTGTAAGCCTTCTGACCTTGTTGCAAGCCTTCAACAATAGATTGACCAGTATTCCCACCTTGGAACAAACGTCCTGCTAGTGCATACAAGGCTTGTGCTTGTGCGTCTTCACGATTACGAGCAATGTCAGCTTGTGACATACCCAACAGACCCATTGTGTCTGCACCGCTAGTTCCAAAAATGTCTAATAGTCCAGCCATGTTAGTCCTTAGAAATCCAACCAACCTGTTGGAGATGTAGCTGCATACTGAGTAGCCATGTTGTAATCGCTAGTAGGAGTAGCACCAAATGGATTTAACCAACTTAGGTTAGGTGAGCCTAGATTCTTGTAAATAGCAGCACCAGTAGCAGCAGTTCCCAATACCTTTTGCAAGGTAGAAGTATCAGCAGCACCACTAGCTGTAGTCGAGCCAACTCGTCCTAATGGGTTGCCATATACCAATGACATATAGTTCTGCAAGTTCTGTTGTGGTTGGTTTTGCAAGAAGTTAAAACGCTGAATATCAGCACCCAACTGTTGACCTTGGTAACCTTCACGCAACTGACCAGCTTGCAACAACTGCTGAATGTCTTGGTAATCAGTAGCAGCCAATTGAGGCGCAGCACCGATAGCAGCTTGTTGCCTTGCTCGTTCTTGCTCGTAGTTCTGATAAGCTAATTGACCTGCTGTGTTGGTCAATGCTTGTGCATATTGACCAGACGCTCTGTCTTGTAGGTTACCCATAGCACCAGAGCCATAACGTCCTGCTAGGCTTGCTTTAGATGAAATATCACCCATAGTCTGCTGAAACTGAGACTGAGCAGCTTGTGCAGCAGGGGCAAATGCACCTTGGAAGAATGGATTACCACCCAGATAAGCACCGCCCAAAGTACCCTGTAACTGTTGTTGAGCAAGTCCAGTTAAAGGATTACCTGCTAAAGCACGAGTTTCTAAGGCTTGAAGACCTGCTTGTGTGGTCTGTGATGGTGCTACAAAGGTTTCGCCTGTGTAGTATTTAGGGCCACCGCCCTGATACAGACCTGCGCCTTGCTCTAAACCATATGTCAGATATGGAAGAATTGCAGGGTCAATTGTTTGTGTGGTAGTAGTAGCCATCTTTTACTCCTAGAGTTTCGGATTCCAAGATGGGTCATCCACGGAATCCATTATACATAAATAATTAAAATCAACCAATAATTGCATACCGATATTTCTTGTTTGCAGTTGAATTGGCAAAGTGGGTAATCGTAGCCGTACCCTGTCCTTGGGAACTAGCGTAGATGTTTGTCGAGGCAGCGAGTGACACTAGGTTAACTGTCGCTATTACAGAGGGTGTAGCTGGTCTTGTAGGGCTTGTTCCAGCAGCATAATGCTCGATTATTACACCAGTATCTGATGCTCTCCACATTAACTGAATGTAGTCATTAGCCGCCAAATCTACATAAAAGTTCATTGCCCCAATCAAGTGATATGGGTCACCTGATGCCTTACGTTGGGCTAAACCAAACCTACTATTGGAGGCAGATATATCTGTTCCGTTCTTTCTGAACCAAATATCCGCATCTTGTGAGTCATTGGTAGTATTTTTTAGCTGAATACTAAACTGTATGTTATACAACCCTGCAACTTTTACATTTAACCTAGAACTATTTGATAAAGTAACCCCATTAGAGAAGTCGGTAGTATCAAAGGTAATAGGGTAGGCAGTAGTTGTATTAGCTACAGTCTGGTCTGTTCCGTCTTGAAAAGCACCATAGGGTGCGTAATCAGCATTAGCAGCAGCAGAGGCAGGGACAAAGACAATTACGCTATCTGGGCCTATCCTTCTGTCCGTCAAAGTGGTACTGGTTGCACCACCTGTCGCCAGAGTCAAAGTTCCTGTGTTATTGGTCTTTCCGTCCATGATGCCACGGACTACTTCAGCCACAGCCCTCTGGTCACCACCAAACGCAGGTAGGCTTCTAAACATCAGCGCACACCTTGACCAGTTACGTCCACATCAATAGCCACGGCATTAACCCAATTACCAGTAGGAGTTAACTGAATTCTGTGGTATCTACCAGAACTACGCAAAGAAACCCTATTCTCTGAGTCAGCAGCTACTGGAGTTCCAAAAGTAACGTCTTGACTTAACAGTTGCCTAGAAGCTACAGCAATCGTTGCTGAACCGCCATCTACCTGTGGTCTAGCTAAAGTAACGACAGACTGACCACCTAAGTCAATATCTCCAGTAGTAATGTTTCCTGTGAGAGGCTGACCTGTGTATGTATAAACCTTTGCACCCAAAGTACCACCAAGGAAGTATCTACCACCAACATATAGCCGTGAGTCAAGACTTGTAGTCAATGCGTCAATAGAACTAGAAATTCCATCTAAGCCCTCAAGCGTTACAGCAATTGAGGAAGCCTCAGATAAATAATCCGTTCCAGCATCTGCATAAGTCCACTTCTTTGTAGCAAAGTTGTAAATGATTAGTTTACGATTGCCATCAATTGCCACATAGTTCCAAATCACTAGCTTGCGGATAGGGTCAACAGCAGCAGACATAGAGCCATAGTCAGATTCTGATGCGTCATCAATAAAGAATCGGTCAACCTTCTCGCTTCCAATTGGTACGACTTGCTGACCATCACACATATAGAAGCCATCGTCCGATAAGAAGAATGTAACTCCTTGGTACTGAGCAATAGAACCTGCAACTAAACATCCCTTATTACGAGAGATATTGTCAAACTGAAATATGAACGGAGTACCTACATAGGTCATTCGGCTGATGGCTCTTTCTAAGAACACCAAGCCAAACTCACCACCACGGATTCCTACAATTTGTCCACCATCAGGAATATCTTGATAATCAGACTGAGTGTTTACATTCTCTGTCCAATCTGTTTCATCATTGATTGCAGACCATCTCACACGATACTGTTGCTGAGTAGTTTCAAAAGTATTGGCACAAACAACAAAGTCACGCACTACAGTAATAAATTTAGCTATTGGTGCAGATGCACTTAAATTAGCAAATGACGTAGATATTCCTAGCGTCCATGCCTGTAATACATCAGCATTGTTAGTCGTAATAACTGTTTTACCAAACTGAGTAAAACGCACCCTATCGTTAATTCCAGTTGTCATTCCTGTCTTAACTTGGGTCAATGCACCTACACCACTTACTGTATAAATCTTAGACGCACCAGAAGTAAACAATTGAGTCGTAGAGTCTGGATTCTTGGCAGCGTACAAAGAAACTAAGTCTTCGGCAGCAGAACCAGAAAACGCTACTGGACTAGGAAAAGCCCCATAGCCAACAGCTTGAGAAACTACGTTCTTAGCGTCAGTCAATGCGCCAGTAATACCTGATTGGTCAGGCATCCACTCGCCAAGTTGTACTCTTTGTGTAGGCATATCAGATATATGTGTTTTGCATTGCCAAAGGAACGCCAGAGTATTGACCCTTTTCATCAGAGCGAGTCAACGAACCCATAGCCCTGTCAAACATAGTTCCCCATGTATTGATACGAGCATCGTTCATCAAGTAAGGCTCTGCCTCAAGCAAAGACGCATACAAAAGCAAGTCAGGACAAACAGTCAAAAATGTGTTTGATGTGTTTGAGTCACTCAAGAACGGAGGCGCAATAGAGTAAACCAAACTCAATGTGTAATTAGAATCAGGAATCGGTGCTAACTTAAATGTCGTAGCCAAGACTGTATAGTTCAATGGCTTACCTGCATCCATGCTTCTCGAATTACGAGAAAACAAAGATGGAGATTCATAGTTCAATGGCATCACAGGATTACCAGTAACCACTAAATCTTTTACTTCCAAGAAGTCAGATGGGATATTAACTGTAGCTGTTCCTGATGTGCAAGTCAGCGTAGTTGTATTCAACATCTGGCGAATACGCAAGTCTCTACGCAAACGAGTTTCTGCCAAACGAATAAAGTCTGGAATCTGAGTAGTCAGGTCTGAACGAGCCAAGTACCCTGCGATAGTTGTCTGTAGTTCAGCATAGGTAGTAAAACTCATACAACTCCTGTTCTAGTGCGCCATGCACGATTCATTGGGTCATTTAACCAAGCAGCAAAACGCTTTTCATCAAGAACAGCAAAGCCACGCATGATTCCAACTTTATTCAAGTCATCAATGACTGTCATAGGAATGGATGCAACCTTATTACCAAACAATTGGTCAGACCATCTTGCTCTCTCGTCATACGAGTTATATTCTTTTTTGTTCTGCTCAACAATGTCAGACACATCTTGTCGAGTCTGAATAACGATACCGCCCTCACCATCAGCATGGACAGCAGTTTGTCTAAAATTGGTAGGATTTTGCATAGCCTAATTCTATCAGTTTGAGTAGAAAAGAAAATGCCCCAGAGGGTTAGTCTGAGGCATCT